GTGCAAAGCGCGGTTGTAATAGCCATTATAGACTCCTAATTATGTCTGCCATATCCTTATGGCCTTGACGTTCAAATTCAGCGGTAAGTGTTGTCCTATCGCTCTTAATTGCTTCTTTTATATAGTGTAGCGCCGTTGCTCTAACTGACTCTTTAAATTCTTCTGCTTGTTGAGCAATAACAGGATGACAATTACCGCCAACGCTCACAATTCTATCAGCTATTGTTTGCGCCCAAAACTCAGGGTCATGCCCTTTATTATTCGTAGTTGCTACTAATACGTTGCCTACTTCTAATTTAGGAGCTTCAAAAAAAGCCATTTATTGTCCTTTCGCAATATCATAACGATATTCATCTATTGCGCCATATCCTTGGCCCAAGTTCTTTAATCCATTTATCGCTTGTATAAACCTTTGTTCATACTGAGCAGTTTCTTCAGGTATTTTAAGAAACGTAGCTGCCTCAACTAAAGTTCCATATAGTAAAGCATCTGGAGCATTATCAGAAAGCCACGTTGTTTCAGAACCGCTTGTCGTAGTTAAAGAAGCAGGACGGTATTTATAATGAAGTTCAAACGTATACGTTAGGTCAGGAGTTGGCCCTAATAAAAAAGTTGTATTATCAAATTGAGCGTAATACTTCGGAAGTCCTGTTGTAGCAGGGTTGGGGGTAAAATCTCTAATAAAAGAGACGTGCTTTAACAACAAATAAGTGTAAACGTTACTAGAAATTACAGCGAGGCTATACGAAGCTAAAAAGTCATCAGGAGTAGATAGATAAGTATTACTTGCAGATGCTGTTCCAGTGACGTTTTTTCTAAAAACTGGAAGTTCAACAGTCTTTAAAATACGTTCTTCAGCTTCCTGGATAAAAGTATCTAAGTCAGAAACAAAGGTTGTTTCTGCGGTTTCCATATAATCTTGAACTGTTGATTTAAGCGTAGCTAATGTAAAGCTCATGATATTACCACTGTTATTTCGCCTAGTGTAGATTCCCCAGAAACACTCTCAAATTGACTACCAATAGGGTCTAAAAGAGTAGATAAAGGTTGTCCACCTATATTTACCCCATTAACCGTTGTATTACTCGGCCCGAAAGTAAAAACAATACCTTGTTGCGCTTGAGGCAGAGGTATTTCAGGTCTAGCTTGTCTTAACGCTTCTGGATCGCTAATATGGTGGGGAGGTTCTAATTGAGGATGTTTTGGTTCAAAACACTCAGAACAAACTTTAAAACCTGTCCATTCCATTTGCATTTTTGTATAACGCACACGAAAACCACATCGGTCACATACTCCGTATGAATGTTTTCCCTGCGCAAAAGCCATTACACATATGTCCGTCTTGGCACTAAGTGCAAAGAACCGTCATCGTCATACTTAATAGCATTAACTAAATTTTGTTCATAAAGAGGTTGTAATAATCCAGCTTTTTCAGGATTCTTTTTTAAAGCAAGATTAAACGCTAATCCGGTAACTAAACACGGCATAAAACGACTAGGTATATCAATATCTTCCGCAGCAGCGTTGACATCTTGAATTCGTTTCCAACGATAGGAAACTAACTTATCTGTAGAATTTTCAGGGGCTGGCCAAACGAAAAGTTTTGGAGTTACCGTTCTTTCTAAATAGTATTGAGTTACTCTAGCTTGAGTCTCTTTATTAGGAATATCTAAATATTCCCCGCGTTCAATACGATCAATCTGAAAGTCTGTTTGTGTGCCGTTAGTTGTACGTCTAATTACTGCGTCTAAAATATCAATATCGTACTGATTTAGGTCATATGAAGTTGTTCCTTTAACTAAATCTAAAGAAACTTGTTCTACTTCCCATATTTGAATACCTCTGTTAGACCAATCTGCGAACATTATATTCATTGATCTTCTAGCAGTTACTCCGTCGTAACCAGTACGATATTCTAACCCAGCAAGTTCATACGCTTCTTCTATCGCATCTGCAGCAGTTAAACTAAATGTTCTTGTGCCTGATGTAGCCATTATGCGTGGAAAACAGTTAAGGTTAGAAAAGTAGAAACTGTATATTGAATATAGATTCCTTCTTTAAACAAAACACCTTCGTCTGGAATAACTACGTCTCTGGTTGCTGTAGCAGAGGCAACAGAACTTATCTTAAACAGACTCGTACCTGCAGTTGATGAAGTCAAAAAATCCACCGTCCCAGCAGTTGCAGTGCTTGTTAAATATACACCCTTTAACCTAGATCTACCGGCAAAAATAATGTCTGACGAATCGCCACTTATACCTGCGATAATCGTGCCTGCAGGATCGCCAACGGCGGTAATGCTTGCAATAGATAGAAAGAACTTTGAACTTGTTGCCGCTCCGGAATCTGCTCCGGTTATTGATTCAGTTTGCGCGACACCATTTATGTCTGTTCCTACTACCGCAAACGATATTCCGTCATCGTCGCCGCCACTTGTAATGGTGATTTTCCTAGCGTTGCTAAGAGCTACAGCTCCACCGGAAGCCAAAGCTCCGCCAATTACCAGTGCTGCATTATTTGCTACCTGAGCAGAAACCGAAATACCATTCGGATCAGCCGCAAGAGTATCTGCAGTAATAGTGACTGCACTTACATCTGATTGTACACCCATCATTTTCTCCTATATGAGAAAAGGGGCGTTGCCGCCCCCATCAAATTAACTACGCGATTTGAACGTATTCAATAATGAACGTAAACGATCCAGCCGTTGTAGCATCAACTGTGTTGGTAATGTTACAGAAGATGTTACGCTCTGCATCTGTATATTGAACAGAAGCTGGGGCTGTTGTGCCATCCTGTGTTTGGAGTATTAATGCTGTAATAGTCACGTTGTGTACAACAACAGTTGTACCAGCATCTAAGATTTCGTCTGCCTGAGTCGCAACAATTTGTGCGCCAGAAGAAGATGTACCAACTTCATAGCCAATATCACCTTCTCCAATAACTGGAGCAACATCACAAAAGATTTTGATGTCTGTGATAATAGTGTTTGCTGGCTGCACAAAAGTACCAATAGTAGGGCTGTCACCCGCAGTGGTATTTACAGTAACGCCTGTTGCAAAGCCAACGTGCTTGAGAAATTTTGCGGTTACAATACCGGTAGAAGCAATATCAACTACATCGGTGGCTACACCAGTCGTTGAATTTTTAGAAATGACTTTAAAACCGTTCTCTGAACGGACTGCACCATTGAAGGTTGTATTACCCATGAGTATCTCCTGTCTGGGTTAGTGTCAAACTGTTCCATGTGAAACATTTTGTCAGGAATAAAAAAAAGGACTACCCGATCATACACCGGGTAGTCCTAAAAAGCTCTATGTAGAGCCGGGGGAGCCGTAAATCCCCAATGGATCACTTACACCAAACGAATAACGCTCACGCGCTTTATAGCGCACGTTACCGGTGTCGAAGTCTCCGTCCATGCTTGTTTCTAGCGCTGTACGCTCAAACATCTTCATGCCATTCGGAATATCCGTAAGCAAGAAAAACGCATTGCTGTCAGTCAAATAATGATTGACCGCGTATCCACCGGGGATTGCTCCCATATTGCGGATTGCGTTGATGTCGTTGTCAGCAGTACCAACACGCTGAGCGGTTTCTAGCAAACGATCTGCTACAAACATCAAAGCGGGAGGAACTAGAAGACTCGTAGGACGCGCTGCAATCAATAGACCACGCTCATCAGTGAAGGCTGCAATTTCAATAATTGCTTGCTCCAGAGATGTTTCGTTTAAGTCAGCACCAGTTGATGGGCGGTTGGCGTTAGTTCCACCGCTCACCAATGGGTGAGATGCATTAAACAAGCTTACGCCATCACCAGAGTCAAAAGTGGTGAAGCCGTTATTAAGCAGGTTTGCTGCTTTGACTTGCTTTGTGTACGCCATAGCGCGAGCTAAAGCCTTGGTATAACGTGCAGACAGTGAGTCATACAGGTTATCTTCCATAGCCTCCTCGGTTATGGCAAAACCCATAGCGATAGTCTCATGGTTATATCTGGCTGTGTACGACTCTTGTGCAGAGTCATAACTTATCGCCGCGCCTTCTGCTTTCACAGGTGCTGCGGAGAAACCAGAAAGCTTTACTTCCTCTTCAAATGAACGATCTGAGCTTTCTGTCTCATAAATGAGAGTGTGCTCGTCTTCATATTTTTCATACTCCAAACCAAATAAGGCGTTAAGCCC